TGATAAAAGTTTTTCAATTAGCGTTCTGCATCTGATAAATTTTCTCATTTTATGTACTCTAAATCAAGTGGATTTTATTGGAATTCAAGCACCGATATACAAAAAGCCCCCACAGCCGCATTGCTGCGGCCGCGGGTGTTTCAAGGCAACCTCCTTGAGCCTAAAAAGGGCAAACTTGTTGGTTCTGCCGCTGATATGACTATAGAATATTTAATAGATATTTTGACATATATTTTCGTGTAAACTTTTCCGACTGGAAGGTTTGGTCTATGCTTGGAAATGGCTGATGCGAAATGGATATGGGATGGATAAAAGCAGATGAAACTCGGATTTCATCGTAAAATTTCAAAATTGCCAATCCCAAAAACCCAGTATTTAAGCCTTTTTATCTGTGCATAATTTGTTTTTAACGTAAAAAAAGACCTCATAACCACATTTCTATGGTTACAAGGTCTTCATTTTGTTATTTTTCAATTACTCCGGCTGCTGTCTGGGCTGTTAATCGGGGTAAGGGGCGGTCGGTGATCTGTTAGCGAACGGCTAGAGGATCAGCGGCTTTGCCCTTTTGAGGATCAACTGGATTGCCCTTTGACATAGAGAAAACCTTGTATGGGGATATTATAACCGATCCTTCCATACAATTCAAGCCAAAATTCGAATGCGCGTTCTCCATCCAAAAAGCATAAAAAAATAGGTGCCTACTTTTCTCAGTAAACACCTATAATTTATTTTAACCCGCTTCTCTCATATCCCATCGCTCAATAGCTTCATAAAGACAAGCTGGTAATTTTTTCTTGCCATTTTCTAAGATCTTAAGTTTCTTCTGCTCACGCCGTTCACATACAGCATTCCATGCTTCATCATAAGTTTCAAAACGCAATGCTTTATTCCCCTCGATAGCATATCCATCTTTTTTCTTACTGATGCAGTCTCCTGCTCTTCTCTCAAACACGACATTAATGTAATGTTTTACCAGCACACAAGTTTCCGGACTGTATTCCTTGTTTCCGCGCACTAAGATATCTTTGTCAAGATCAATATGTTCGTCTCCAATATCATGTTCATCGTACCAAATTTTAAAATTAGCAAAATTCAGCCATTCATCACACACCGTTTTATCCTTGTATTTCGGCTTGTATTTTTTATGGACGTTTTCATCATAGCAACGCTGAATCATATTTTGCCATTTTATGTAACATTTGGAATCAGCATCTCTTTTTTCGCACCCCTTATATCCTACACCAAACATCCCTCGCTGATAGTTGAACGGATTCCAACCATCTTGTTTCCACTTAATCGAATTGACGATCTCCATGATCTCCTCTTCTTCTACAACATGTGGAGCAGATGAACGGCGGCAGATTTCGTTGTACTGGTTATCTGTAACCGGATATAAATGCTTGTAATAGTTATCCTTGACATCTCCGCCTAAATGCCAGATTTTCATATTATTGGTCATATCATAGTTGACAATAAAATTTCCAATCACTAATTTGCTTGCTGAGACACTACGTTTTTCATATCTATATTTCTTCGTGGATTTCACGTATACTTCTTTTTTCAGCGTATATATCCTTTCGCCCGTCAATTCATCATATCGCCCGCGGAGCAGTTTGTATCTATCTTTTTCTTTTTCAATCGCTCGCCCATAATTGGAGACCCATGCATCCCTATAATAAAGAAGTCTGGCAAATACCTCATCGTTTGCTATAGCAGGTATTCCAGACTCTTTTTCATCCAATCTTCTATTTTCATCTATTTGCTTATACTTTCTTTGTATTTTCATGGAATCATCCATTCCACTTTGACGGATTTGGTTCCAGAATTTTCTTCCTCTTCCTTCAAGGATTTTTTTGCCCATGCATTCTTTGCATGTCCACATACGATTTTTCCGTATGCTATGGAAAATTGATCTATCGGAAGAATCCTCCCGCATATTTTGCATTGTCTTTCTTTTGGTTCAATTTTAGTATTTGTAACATCTGTCATTAAATTTCCTTTCATATAAATCAGCACAGAATCCATCTCCTGTGCTGATGCAGCACATTATTTAACACCCTGTCTGCTGGGGAATCATCATGTCGTTTATATCCCGGAACATGTTATCCGGCATCCATTATTTAGTTTTCTGTAACGCCTGTAGCTTTTTGCCGTAATCCATTAGGCTTGAAAAAGTACCGCCTCGCCGTTGACCATCCAGCATCAGAAGATATCTGGCAAGCTTACCATTTTTCAACGTTGCTTTTGTTATAACGACACAACCGCCCAATTTCCTGTATACTTTATTCAGCATCCTCTTCTGTCCGTTTCTTTTGAGATATAATGAACGTTCGATCTGAGCCATATCGTGCGTTTCAACATATCGCTGTACCCACGTAAAAGCTCTATCCCACTCTGCCGGATTTTCTGCAAAAACCTGTAAATCTTCGGGCCACCATTCTGCCCAAAAATCATAAGCTATATCGGTATTAAACGTCTGCTCCATTGAAAGCTTATATGCCAGCAGTAGCTTCTTTTCCTTATAACATCTCGGTTTATTTACTGTTTGTTCCATTTTGTTTTCCTCCAAATTTTTCATTATTCCATATCCCTCTCCATTGCCATATTCACATCTGCATCACCATCAAAATCCACAGATACGTATTTCACACTTAAATCACTCAGTTTCTTTCCCATAAACGTAAAATCTTTAAATTCTTTTGCCATTTTCTCACCTCCAAAATTTTGTTATAGTTATAGAAATAGGAGAGCACCTTTGACAGTACCCTCCCATAAAAGTTTGTTATCTTGATGCTTTCCATCCGAGTTTTCGAGCATCTTTTTGCATCTGATTTGTCGTATACTTATAAGACTTTTCAAGAATATCCTGCAATCCAGGCAGAGCATCCCTGTCAACATTACCTTCAACTGTGAGTAATGAATCATAATGATTTGTTACCGTTACATTTCCTACATTGCTTATATTCTGAGGAATATTCGTCTGCACCAGATTCGGCGTAGTACTTACATTCATACCGAATTCCCGTGGATCAATTGCACTTAATTTAATCAAATTACTTACAAAATCGGCTGGTAGAATAGAATCTCCATCTTGAACAGGTGTAAGGACAGCACCATCTTTCTTGCGATAGATTAATTCTGAAACGCCATGATGTTTGGTGTCTTTATTTTCGTTTGTCCATACAAGCTGATCGCCATGAATACGATCCGTACCCTTTTCATAACCACTAATCTGACTAAGACGTACCCATCCAAGATCACTATAATTAGGATCATGCGCACTCTTGATATGGATCTTAAAATCACCAGTAGTACGTCCATTTCCGCCATATTCCCTAGCTGTATAAGAATCAACAACAACAGCACCAGGCTGACCAGAAAATCTACTACCTTTTGGAGCCATACCCCAAGAGTCATTGTAGTAAGATCCTGTAAACGTTACGACATCGCCAACACGAGGAATTCCATCTCCACCAGTTTTTGCTGGTTGTGGTTTCGGCTGTGGCTTTGGTGGTTTTGGTTTTGCATTGACCTTAATTGATACCTTTGCAGACAGTCCACTTCCATCGGTAGTGGTAGCAGTAATCGTACAAGAGCCAGGTTTCTTTGCTTTTACCGTACCATTAGATACAGTAGCAATTGATTCATTACTTGATTTCCAAGCAAGAGTCTTATTAGCTGCATCGTTCGGTCTGATTGTAGCAGTAATACTTGTGGATTTACCCTCTTCCAGTGTAGTAGAAGTAGGAGACACCTTTAGTTCCGCAACCTTACGATTCGTTGTATCTTCCGGTTTAACTAATTGATCCGCAAGATCACTGTTTGCTTTTGAATTACTGTTGATTGGATCAGTTTTTGTACCAGATGCGGTACTGGATGGATTTTTATTTGCACTGGACTGAGACTGTGATGCGTTGGAATTTTGATTCTTAACACCTGTCTCTGTGCTTAGATCAGACTGGGTATTGTTAAAATCCGTACTACCTACCCAGCCAGTATTTTTGATGATAGAGTTGATTTTGCCATATGCTTCTTGATAAGAGGACACGGCTTTGTCAAGCATAGAATTGATGATCTCAAGCTGTTTGTCAGCATTATGACTAATTTCGTACTCGGTATCATCAAGAGAAGTTTTCAGATCTTCACTGAGCTTATCGTAACCTTGAGACTGCATATCATTTGCATGGTCACGCTTAGTATCGGCTAAATCTTGCTCTGCTTCTGAAAGCTGCTGCTTCAATTTCTTAACTTGAGATTGAGCATCGAGGTTATTTCATTTTCTTTTCATCCACTCGCTACGTGGACAAGAGCATAACTGCTCCCCATACTTTCGTATGGCATGGGACTATATCTTCTATTTGAATTTTATTTGAGGGATTGTAATTAAGATTTGAGGTATAAGAAAAGAGCAGTAGATTTACTGCTCCTGTTGATTGAATGGTATTTCCTCGTATACATCTAATCCAAATTCTTGATGGAAATTTATTAGACTGGATTTCCGAAAACGTGCAGTTCTCTGTACACGTTGTTTTCTAGCAACATTAATATAAGAACTGATATATTCAATGGCTTCTTTTTCAATGACCGCATAATTATCTTTAATAATTTTTTGCTGAGATTTTGGAATTCTTGGCTCATCACATCTTATATATTTATCATCATTTATAACCATTATATATCTATAATCAAGCCCCGCATTTGGCTTATCTTTAGATGGTACAGAAAATCCTATTTTACCAAATGATCTAACTGGATTTCCTAAGCTTTTACGTAATGGAATTAATATTTTGTTGTCATTATACTGAACTTCCAAACATACATGTGTTCTGATATTATGTTTGGATGCATCACTAACATCTAAAATTTGTTCTAAACCAGGATGGTCTATGTAATATTGTTCTAATATATAACAATATGAATATGTTGCAGTTTCCATTTTTCTCCTTAGTAATACAAAAGGAAGCTTAACGCTTCCTTTGTACAATAATTTTTCGATTTTTTATTAGCCAGGTGACATCGAGAAACCCCTCGCAATATTTTCAGGTCATTTTGTGCCGGACACTCCTGAACTATGTCCCATATAATAAGAAAACTGTTTTGTTTTCTTGATTTTATTATATGCAATTTTCGGAGAAAAATCTATTCACAAAATTCACAAACATGCGAACGGTGGTTCGTATAACTTCCACAAACTTGCATAAACTTCTCTATTGTTCTATTTCGTTGTCTTTTCTTTTACTTACTTCTCGCATACATGTGTTCGAGAGATTCTTTACTCGTATCTACACTGTGTTCTATCTATTCGTCAGTAGCTATAGGAAAGAACACACCTCAAAATTATAATATCACTTAATATTCAAATAGTCTATATTTTTTCGACCGCCAATCGCTTGCAGTCTTCCATTAAGGCATTACGCCACCCAATATGGGTTAGTCTCTGAACGTCTTCCATATCATTTCTGACTTAGGAAGTTCGCTGCGTCTGAGTGACTTGCACACCCGGTTATCCCTAGTTTAATTATTTTTATGGTTTCTATCCAATAACGGACTGTGAGTTTAAAACTCTACCGCATTCACGCCTATCGTTTCCGGTTACGTTGTAGCCAATTAAACCTTATGGGGACTCCCCGCAATTAAATAGATTTTACAGGAGCAAATATTTCACCCCTTCTAAAGCCATGATCTGTGCTTTAATAGCATTAATATCATTGCTCTTTTTGGATATTGATTTATCATAGGAATAATAGTCAGCTTTTGCTTGAAGCGCCGACTTTCTCTTGCTGATTATTTTATCAAGATAATCAACCTCTGTACTCATAGCGTTCTTATACAGATCAACCAGACTGTCCTGATATGATTTCACATCTGCAATCGAACCTTGAATACCTTCACGGTAATCTTTTGACTTGTCATTATATTCCGTTAAGGAAATAACCCCATTGTCATAAGACTTTTTCAGTTTTTGCAGACCCGTGGTATAATCTGCAATTTTTTGTTTTGCCGTACCAATACTCTGCTGTAAGAGAGCAACTTGTGCCAATCCATCTTCCGTGATACGTCCTTGCTTATCAAGGAATGCATCATCGTTCAGAAGGTCGCGGAAACTTTTCAGCTCATCTTCAAGGTCACTGTACTTCTGGATAGCATCGTCAAGTGGCTTGAATCGTAGCTCATAGATACTATCTTGAAGAGATTCGTTGTCCGTAATCAGTTCCAGAGTATTCTCTTTTAACGTTTGAATCTTTTCTGCATAATCTTGATACGATTTAGAATTGACATCAAGAACCGCCTGTTTCTTCCGGTATATTTCCATCTGCTTTAGATTCTGCTGTACCTGAGCGTTATTATTATCTATACGATCAGTGTATAGATTCTCTGGCACATCACGATTCTGGGATTGCAGGTAAGAAATATATTTCTCCGTAATATCCGAATTACGTTTGATTCCGTCAATTACATTCTGGATAGTATCAATTTTAATCTGATCCAATTTATCCCGTAGTTCAAGAAGGCTGGTAGAAGCATCGTAAATCTTAGCTGTGAAATCTTGAATGTTTTTCATAGCAGCTTGATAAGCTTCGGAACCTTTCTTAAGATAACCACTGGAAAGCTGGGAATTGATTTCCTTCTGATAATCGGAAAGCTTTTTGGTAAGCTGATTGTAAGTATCTTCCTGTGCTTTGATTGAATTATTCAGATTAGCATAGTTGTCTGGATTGTCGATTGCTACGCCAAGTGCATCATTCAAGGATATTTTGGAATTTGCTACGTCTTTGATTTTATCATTGATGTCTACGATCGCATCATATTCTTTTTCAATGATTTCCAGACGTTTTTCAGCGAGTTCGGTAATTTTATCTTCGAGTTTGGCTACGTTATCAGCAGCGGATTCATATTTACTGTAGTAGTCCTTATACTCATCAATCTTTTTCTTCAGATCCTCGTTGGTTACTTTTTCCACATCAAGTGTGCCATTCTGGATTTTAGAGATATAAGAAGGATCAAGCCCCACGTTCGCCGCAAGCTGTAAATACTTGTTGGCTGACTGCTGATTTGCAGTTAATTCCTGCTGAACTTTACTGATAGCGTCATATGCTTTTGTTTGCTTCTGTGCCAGACTGATAGCACGATCAATGTTATCAACTGCAATCTCAGTAGCACGAGACATTTCCTTAAGAAATACTTCTATCCAGTCGAAGGTTTCCTCGGTTGCTTCTTTGGTGGAAGAGCTGCCGGAACTTCCTCCGGAAGAGCCACCGGATGAGGATCGAGTTGAACCACCAGAAGATGATCCACTGTTTCTACTACTACTGCTACCAGAAGATGAGTTAGGGCTTGTATTATTCTGTTTCTTTTTTTCTTCCCATGTGGAAGAATCTGCTTTTGTTCCAGAACTTCCAACATTAAATCTTCCCGATCCGCCAGAGAACGCACTACCTAAAGAATAACCATCACCTGCAAGCTGTGCATGAGAGCCGGTAACATAACCATGTTCAAGTAACTGCTCCGTTTGATCACCGTTGAATACAACATCATCTTTCTTCAAATTTGCAAAAGTAGGATCGCCGCCATTCAAGATAAACGCCTTACCATCCCGAACGATTGCTTCTGGTTTTAACTCATTTACAAGCGCATGTGGTTCATTGTGAGCAAGCCCCCAATTACGGCTTGCAGTACCTGACGCATGAGCAGTTCCTATAGCGTGTGCCGTACCATTTACTCTTGGAACAGTACCATTTGTCTTAATATTGTAAGTCAGACTTCTTGTTTTATTGCCTGGTAAATTTTCAAGTCCGGAAACAACCACACTGTAAGTAACCGTAGCATTTTTGTCTTTCGGATCATAACTGTCAATCGCACTATGGTCAACTTTGTATTTGACAGTAGCGTCCTTATCTTTCGGCGTATAATTTACAATCGCTTCTTCGTTTACACCAGCTTTTACAAGTAATTCTGGCGTAATTCCAGAAATCTTTGCAGAGACGTTGGCAAGAGCATTCGGATCAAGATTTACCCCTATTCCTACATCAATCGGATGAGTAGCAATATTAGAAAGTTTCGACTGAAAATCAGTATCGTCAAGACCTAACTTTGCTGTCGTATCAGCATCAAGATTCTGTAGCTGTCCTGCCAACTGTTGTACTTTCTGCTGTGCATCTGTGGTATCAATGTCGATGCCCTGTGTTTTCATCGTGTTCTGTGCATTCAGAATCTCTACAGCATTCTGATATTCCTGTAATTTTCCGATCGCATTGCCTAGTTCTCCGTCAACCTGCGAAGTATCAACCTGTAGAATAGCTGGTGTATTTTCAAGATTCTGTTTCGTAGCGTACAGGGATTGTAAACTGTTGACAGCATCCTGTGTGTCAGCATTAACAGGAATCGTACCGTCTTCGTTTCTGAATTGCTCCAACTGACTCTTCAGATCAGAGATCTTTTGATCGACAGAACTTGCATCTGCATCAATGATAATATCTGTATGTCCAGCCTCTTGCTGTTTCTGTACCAGATAATCAAGAATATTATTGGCTTGCTCCAAACGTTCTGTTCGAACTTCTGGTTCCAGATCAGCGTCATTGACTTGCTGAATATATTCTTTAACTTTTTCAATATTATCTGTAATCTCACCGAATGAATCTGTGTCCAAATTGATGCTATCAAGAGAAGTTTCACCCATTCCGTCAAGAGCTTCTTTGGCTGATTGAGCTTCTGTCTTTAGTTGTTCCAGAGATTTAACCGGCTGATCGAGGTCGATGTCAAAGCCAAAATCATGCAGTTTTCTTAGTACTGATTGCACAGCTTCCACATCAATTCCCAGTGCATCCGCAATTTCTTGATCGTTTCCGACACCAAAATTAATTTGCCATGAGCCATCTTCGTTCATGTGCGCCCATTCAGAATTAAGGTTAGAGATATCTTGTAAGAATGCTTGACATCCTTCCTGTCCTTCTGTGAAGTAACGCTCCATCTTCGGATAGGATTCTTCATAGGCAGCCACAATTTCATCCACACTGGCATTGGTCAGATCCTTATTTGACATCAGATCAACAAACTCTCGGAATTTGTTTTCTCCCACAAGTCCTTTGTCGTAGAGATCTTTGATGGATTCCATGTTACCCTGTATGGAATCATACATATTACCTTCTTCACCACCGGACATAGCATCCTGCCATTGTTGATAAGCAGAAGTAGCAGTTTGATACTGATATGCTAAATCCTCCAGAGAGGAAATATTATCCAAAATACCTTCGCGCTGTGCCTGTAAGCCGCTGACATCTTGACCTTTTACCATTGCATCGGCGATCTGCTCCTCGATTTGTCTCAGAGCTTCCTGCTGATCTGCAAGGCCGGAAAGATAATCCGCTTTGTTCATTTCAGATTGTTGCGCCTGTAGTTTTTGAAGCTCCTCACAGTTGATATGATAGCCGTCTGCCGTCCGCTCAAGAGCCTGCTCTGCATCATCTCCGAACATCTCTTTAAATGCTTTGACATTATCAGCAGAAATTCCTGCTCCCGAAACAGATTCGGACATAATCGTCTTGAGTGTTTCCAGATTTGCTTGCGCTTGTTGGATGGTAGTATTGACTTCTGAGAAGGAATCATCCACTTGATTCATGGATACGGTTGCCGTCATACCCATATCCGTTAAGAGATCAACAACTTTTGCCACACTTTCAGCAGAATCATCAGAAACAATTCCGAGATCCATTGCTTCGTTTACTGCCATGCGTAGAGCATCTTTACCAGCAACAACATCACTTGTATCAAGATTGATACTCTTGAGGTCAATATCTGTGTAATTCTTCAACTCTTTGAGCTTAGAAAGCACAGTATTGTTTAATTTATCTGCACCTCTGCCGGATAAGCGTTCTTTGAACTCATAAGTCTTTTCGGATGCTGTGTCAATACCTTCGGCAATCTCATCGAACAACTCCTTGTATTTCTTACCGGAATCCGTACTGACAATATTATCCACGGAATCTTTTACGCCATCTAATGCAGTTTTCGCTGCTTCGACCTTAGATGTATCTCCACTTTGCAGGGCTTCATTATATTTATCTACAGCATCGGCATATTGCTGGTATACAGTTGCTGGCTTATTATTACCATAACCTTCTGCAAGCATGGAATTTTTCAGATACTCTTGATATATTTCTTGATGCTTGTCCAAAATATCCTTATAAGAAGATTCTGCATCTTCGGCGGAACTGATGATATTATCAAAGTAATCTGCATTTTTACCCTCGTCCTCAAACTGCCGTTTCAGCTCTTTAACAGTAGCAAGGAAGGAGTTTAATTTTTCATCTGCTCCTGTTACTGTTTCGTTTTCAAAACCGAGCTGGAACTGACCTGTACTTGTACTTGTGTACTGTTTTAGTCCAGCTTTTTCTGCTGCTTTCTGGATTTCTTCGATCTGAGACTTACTGTTCCGGTAACGTTTGAGCATCTCTTTATAGGTATCAGAATTTGTATATTCAGATTTCTGTGGTTCCGATCCGAGCATAGCTAAAGTAGGAGTGTTACCGAAGAAAGACTCATAATCATCTTTGGTCATTTTCTTTTTAGCTTTTTCGTAATTCTTTTCATTGTCTGAATCATTCAACCAGCTTTTAGCATTTTCAACTTTGAGCTGCTGCATCTTCTCGATCTGCTCATCTAGCTTGCCATTAACCAGATCAATTCCATCTGCTTGCTCTCCATAAGAATCTGATAATTGACTCTGAATATCAAGTAACTGACTTTTCGTGTTATAAGCTTCTTGCTCTGTAAGAGTACCGGAATCAAGAGAATCCCTTAGTTCCTGCACTTTACTGATATTGTCATCAATAGACTTATTACGTTCCTCCATCTCTGCCGTGGAATCTTTCGTGTGCTGAATGGATTCCTGGACAGATTGATTGTAACTTTGCCATGCAGCCACTCCTACGGTAACGGCCGTTGTCAAAAGGAAAATCGGATTGGCAGCGAGGGTAGCAAAAAGTCCTTTAAACGCAGAACCGAGCGACACCGTTGTTGCTGTAGCAGTACCTTCTGCTGTGGAAAGTCCCATCGTTGCAAGCTGTGCTTCTGCTTCACTGGCGGATAACCCTCGATTCATCAGGATCGCCGTTCTCTGTGCAGTGCTTAATTCTGTGCTGGATAATATAAGCGCAGTCTGCGATTTGGAAAGTCCTTGCGTCAATGACAAAAGTTGACTCATATTGGAAGTAACACCTGTACCACTTTTTAGCATCGACATCGCCTTGCCAAGATTTGAAAATTCTTTAATCGCACTTCCAAATCCTAAAACAAGCTGTTTTACGGCATAGAGACTGCCCGCCGTTGCAAGTCCTGCAAGCGCACCTTTTAAGATATTTGTTTTTTCTGTAAAATCAGTGACGGCCTTCGCACCATCTAATGCCCAAGAATACATATTATCTGATACGAGTGATGAACTCAATGATTCAAAGCTGGCTTTCAGTGCATTCGTCTTTGCTTCGAGAGAAGAAAGGTAGTTGTCCTGGAATTTCTTCTCAGCCGTACCAGCAGAATTTTCTGCAACTTCTGCATATTTTTGCGCTCTGTCATAATGCTCCATCAAAGTACGAAATACTTCCTGCTGTCTTGTTCCTGCAAATGCTTTAACAAGCTCGTTCTGCTGGACTTGATTTAATGTGTTCCATTTTGCAGCAAGATTATCAAGAACATCACTATAGCTGTTATATTCCGTAACGGTTTTTCGCAGATCAATACCGACTTTCTTCAAACTGCTCTCAACATCAGAAAGTAACTCAACTGTTCCATTATCATCGACAAGCCCATAATTTTGAGCTTTGATGTCGGACATTCGTGCGAAGATACTTTTAAATGCAGTACCTAATGTCGGCATACTCTGCTGTGTGATCTCTCCAACGGACGCCATGTAGCCTAACAACTTATCCATACTCACACCAGCAGTATTTGCCATGGTAGATACACGGGACATCGCTTCCATTAGTCCGCCAGCATCAGTTGCGGATTCAAGATCGACTTTGGATACCTTATCGACGATTCCCATGACGTTATCGACTGCTACGTTGTAACCATTCATAGCCGCCGTCAAATATTGTGTGGATTCTTCCGCATCCAGACCAGATACCTTGCTCAGTACGATGGAATCCTTTAGCAAAGTATTAGTTTGCTCTAATGACTTTCCTTGTCGGAGCCATGCATCAGCACCACTCGCAACATCTGTTGTAATCGCGCCTAGCTCTTGTCCCAGATCGTTGTACTGTCTCATCAGATTTTTGACGGTATCATAATCATCTCCGGTTGCCATCTGTAGAGAGACTAAGGAATCATTCAACTCTCGAACCGTACTAATGACTTCTCGTCCGGCGTCGCCAATCTTGTAAATAGCATCTTGGAGCAGATTTGCGGCACTATAAGCAGAAAATGCGTCATCAAATGCACTTCCCATTGACTGGAAGATACTCTGCGTCTGTTGTCCCGTGCTATTAACATTTCGCAGGATTTCTTGTAGCTGCGTGATACCAGAGGGATCTACTTCCGGCTCGATCTTATCTTTAATCGCATCATCGACCGATTGCTTAACGCTGTTGGTATTAACTTTTAAATCCAACTCAATATCTGTAATCTTGTCGACTGCCGCCTTAATCTGAGATGCGATTTCGTCTGCATCAATTTTGAATTGAACCGGAATCTGCATCTCTTTGCAAGCTTCGTTTAGTTTGCTCTGCAGATCCGACTTGTCCACATCAATCTCAATTTTTACAGATTCATCACCTGTGGTCAGTTTACGGATGGCATTTTGAAGGTTCGATAACAACTGATCCTCATTAATATCCAGATTAAGCTTGATAGCTTCGCCCGCACCAGAGGACGCACTTTCAATCGCATTCCGAATATCCGCGGCAATCTTTTCCTTATCAAGCTGAACGTCAATTTTAATTGTGGTCTTTGCCGCTTCGGTTGCTTCAGCGATATTTTTCTGTAAGCTGTTCTGAAGATTCTTGCTTACTTCTAGGACTTCGGCATAGGCTGAATTATTAATCTCGCCCTTCTGCTGCGCAGTCATGTTGGAAGAAGTGAACACCTCATCCATATCTGCCCGAGCCTTTTTCAACAAATTCATTGCGTAAACAATCTGGTCTACTTGATTCGTGATATTTTCAGAAAAATGCTCTGGAAACAGATTGCTCATCTCTCCCCAAATGGAATCAATGGAGACACCTTTGGTTGCATCTCGAACAATCTTTCCGATATTATTATTCAATAGTTCTTTATACTGTTCTGTGCCGAGTGCATTCTTGAGATCATCCGACACGAAGATTTTCTTCCTATTAAAATAGTTATAGAAATCGTCATAAACTCCGGTCGCTGACTTGATAATCCGGGCGTTCTCAGTGACCGTCTTTGCCATCTGCTCCATGCCGGAATAGAAGCCAGATGCATTCTTAAAATCAAAATTTTTGCCATTCCAAGTTTTGCTCAGACTGGTCATCATTTCATTTAATTGGGATTGGATTTTTGAGATGACACCTTTGTCAGAAATATTAAACGAATCAGCAATTTGCTTGCTGATATTAGATGTGTCGAGTTTAGTTTTGCTCAGACCTTTTTGGATATTGTCTGTGATACTTTTCGCATTCTGTCCGTTGATGTCTACGTCTAACTTAATCGTACGCTTTTTGTTAATTAATTTTTCTATCTTTTGATCGGCTTGTTCTGTATCAAGATCCGCTTCTATCTTAACTCTAAAATCTTCTGCCATATTATTGCTCCTTTTCTGGTTTTTCTTGAAGCATCTTTTGTAACGACTCTTGGAGCATTCTGGCCGCGCTATATGCACTGTAAGCTTCGTAGATAGCACAGCCCAGACTTTCAAATTCTACTTTTTTTACTCTTCCAGCATCTATAGCTGTATCAAGAAACAGTTTGAAGTTTTCTCCGGATAGCGTATCCGCCAGCAGATCCGAGATAACATGCTTATCATCTTCAGGTAGGGTATCCCATTTTTCAACCAGTTGCACAATAAATTCCTTATCTCCTGCATTTTTCTTCATATCGTAGGATTCGCATATCCAGTTTTTTCCAATAATGGTATTGTCCTCTTTCTGCTTATGATATAGATTTTTAAAGACAATTTCTCCATCTGGCATTGTTATATATTCCTGCCGTTTTACTTGATTTTCTATGAATAACATACTTATATCCTCCTCGTAATTTTTATTTTCTGAATCGTTTTCCAAATGCTTCGTTAATATTTTCTTCAATATTTAGTTGTGTTCTCTGCCAGAAACCGCCGTTACCTAACAGCCCGCCATCTTCTGCATATCCATAGATAATATCTGTTGGTCTGCCCGCCGGACAATATTGATATGCAGTATCAAGACTTAACTCACCTACATAAGAAGCTCCACTACCATACAGTCGCATCTCTGGACTTTCTGATAACTGCCCTGTTCGATGATACCGGCCTTCGGGAGCAGCATAAAAGTTATCCACGTTCTCATGCAGATTTTGGAACGATTTTTCGACTGCTTCTTCCGTGGCATCTCTGACTTCTTTCTGTAGGGACTTCTTCAGCTTGTTCCATGAATCAAATGTTTTACTCATTATTTCTTCCTGTAATTATTCCGTCTGATTCGCCGCAGATAGTTCGGACAACCATGATTCGGTATCCGCCTGTAAGATTTGTTTCAAAGATGTAATCGTCTGCAATTCTTCCATATTTTCTGTCGTGTAGAATTTTTCTTCCAACATATTCAGAAGATATTGCCGCTCTTTTTCAGTTAAATTAATTTTCATTTGATCTCTCCCATAATTTCCTCAATACTGTGAAAATGTTTTCCTTGCAGAAATTCATGCGTTTTTCTTAACTGCTCCGCATTCAATTTTCTTTCACCCTGGAACCATTTACTGCATGTAGTCTGGGCACATCCAATATATTGCTGGAAAAACTTATCTGATATACCATTTTTATCCAGATACAGCCGCACCAGTTGGTTTAATGTCTCCATATTTTGCCCTCCTTCCTGTGTATTTTTATATTCTCATACAGAATTTTTTTATTCTCATTCTTCCCCTATACTATATCGGCACATCAAAAAAAGAGAGTCAAATCCACCTTGCAATTTAAGGTAAATTTAACCCTCATGAAATTATGTGAATTTGCCAATTTTAATTTCGCATAATTACACTATTTTTCGTCTTTTTCGTTCTTTTTCATTCCACGTAACATGGTTGAGCATTTACGGCTGGAGCAGGTTTTCGTGTTTCCCGTTGCAATGAATTTCTTACTACAGATAGCACATTTTTTAATCTTTCTGTCGCCATTATATTCGTACAAATCCAGCAAAGGATTGTTCGACTCTGCTGAAAACAAAGCTTCTCCTTCAGCCGTTGGAATATTTTTCAACCATATCTTCTGGAATGACTGAAATTGCTCTCTTTTAATATATCCATGCTCTTCCAACTGTGCCAGTCCTTTTACAGTACACGCTGATTCAATCCATTGATCTATAGTGGAGCAGGTGATCTTGCCCCTCTGTTTACTACCTTTGGCAATGCTAACATAGCCCGTACCATTCTTTTTCTGCTGACGTTGGAGCAGAACGTACAACACATACAAAATGTATTTGTCGTTTTTCCGGCTTGGTATCGTGGAGACATCCATCAGATAATCGTAAACATTTTGAGAGATTGAAACTTTCACCAACTTATTTGTTTCTTGAATCGCCTTGTCTCTGCTCTCCTCAATATCACATTGCTTCTTTTGAGAAGTTTTCTGAACAGCTCGTCTTACTGGAAGTGGCTCTGGATGCTCAAGATTCCTGCACAGATTATCATACAGAATATCCCCGTAACAGCTCCACAGAATATCTTTCTTATCCGTCATATTTTCTTCTGTGTAATACTCAATATCCACCAAATAATCTACGATTTTTTGCGGATCAGAAAAGATCTTTGAAAATTTAATTCGGCAGTAAATATTGAAAATTTCTTGCTCGGATTCTTTTATTTTCAGATCATCCTTAATTTTCTTGTACCAGTTTGTGCGCTCCGACTTCAGCTCTGCAAGCAATAACCGCATTTGGGAATATTCCTCTGACTGCCGCTTTACTTCGTCTTGTAATCTCTTTAGAATCTCTGGCTGGAATTTCTCGTTTTCTCCATACTCTATTTTGGACATTCCGCTGGCGGTTTTTCGAGAAACATATCTGCAAATCCGATCCGCATTACTCTCTGTATTGAACGTTTCACACTGAGTCAGCTTCTTATCTTTTGCAAAATGGAAGAAGTAGGGACACCTCACTACACCAGAATCCTTGTACTGTTCATAGATCTCCGCGTATTCTTTCAGATCCATTGACTTCTGGGTCTTAAAATAGTCGATGACAAAATTATTATAAGCACATAATATCTTTACCAATTTTGTATCTGGCTCCGTAGCCGAATTGAATATCTTCGTGATGCTATTGGAAACGTACCCGATGTTTTCATTTTGAAAACTGCTCATCAAACAATTCATAACAGCTTGATTGGAAATAACAGATGGTAACGCTTTCGTCATTTCATAAACTAATGGGTATTTCTGCCGATCCAGCACATTTAAGAATGCTTCATCATGTACCAGGCAAATATGATCCCCATCCCAATCCGCCTGCAAAACTTTGGAGATCAAATCATGTGAGCTGACGATTGTATCTGTTCCGCTGAACCATTTTTCACATTCCTCTGAATGCAAAACTTTTCGGATACCATGTTCACAGTCTGACAAATGTGGATATCGTAAGCAACACGTTTCGGTGTATTCCGTCTGGTCATAATAATGGTTGTAAATGTATCCTTCCGGAATCAGACCGTCCGGTGTATCCTGTCCACAGAATAACCACTGACAAAATGCAAATAAATCCGGGCAAATATAACTCCAAAATCCATCCAGAATCAATTTGCATCCCTGTGCCTGTTTTCTTGCAGACAGTAACGCACTTTTCATCGTCTTTCGAACATGAATATCATTCAACATTTTAGGATAAGTCACGATTGCAGCAGCTAATGGTGGAAAATTCTTTGTTTCTCCTGTGGTTAATTCCACGCCCATTAATTTTAACGCAGCAACCGGATCATTCTTCGCATCATTGATTGCTTTAATGGTTTTCTCCGCCAATAATTCGATTGCTTTATCAGTCAAATTACTCCGCGGAATAGTCTGGAAGGGTTGGTATGCTACTTTTACTACTGATTCCGGTTCATGCTGCGCACAGTTATTGATCGTAATGGAAAGTCCGGCCTTTTTAAAACATTCCCTGTATTCCTGCATGGAACGATAATACTTCTGCATCTTCAGCTGACTATCCGTCAGAATCATTTTCGCACTCAGAAATTCATCTACAGTAACCAGATCTCCCCATGCATCTATCATGTGTTTTTCCGAGAGCTCGTCCCTATACTCTTCAATGAATCTATGGAAATCGAATGGGAAGATCGCACCTTTCAGCCATCCACCTCGAATCTGACAACTGCATGGGAATACGCCCGGCAGAAATATTCCTGCCCCATCCATATGCTGAACAGAAACGCTCTTTTTTCTTTGTTCTATTTCTAACGTTTCAACATTCAGATCATTTACCATTCCATCTACCATCGTTTCGAAATCCGGAACAATAATAACCTCGTCAATCAAAACACCGGAATCATACAGAACACTATTGCTGATATTCAACGCTTTTGCCGCAAAGTATTTGCCCATATTGATTCCGCCATTTTCATTGATTCTTTCTTCGGATAGTCCACACATCAACGAATATTTGTTGTCGTTCCAATACTGTTCCTCAACCATGGTAATTTCCGAATCTTTCATCTGTCCTGTACTGGAAGTGTAGAAGATATAGTGCTTATCGTTCAGATTTACTCCTTTGTCAATGACCTGCTCCAACACTCCTTTTAATGTCTCACTGCCACACTTTAAAATCAAGAACTGATCCAGCAACGGCACCTCTTTTAGATCAACATCGCACCGCCGGACACATTCATTTTCAAACCACACTACACGGTTATATTGTTTATCGGCGGCCGCTGATACAATTTCTCTCACATCAGTTTGCGGAAACTTTGAAATTTCTTCCAGCAAAAATTCCTTAAAATCCTGCTTCGACATTTGGTCCTTCAATAACTGCTCCACTTGCTCCTTTTTAATATGAAAGAATTCTGCTACCTTTTCATATGTATAGCACTCTGTTCCCAGCTCTTCTTTCAACTTCTTTGCACTGATGCCGTCACAGTAATAGTTGTAGTATTCCTGCTCCCGTTGTGTCAGACACCGTGCGATATTAATTTTGTAAACTTGGCATCTGCCAAAAGCCAGTTTCATTAATGCTCCTATAACAATCACTCTCCTCTTCTATATCTATACCCCATCGCAAGGGGTATTTTATCTCTTATCATTCTTCCTGCCATCCAAAACCGCCTATGTGGTTAATTGCTTACCCTCAGACCCAAACTCGATTCTCGGACAATAATCTCACGAGTAGTCCTTACTATAGACGATTTGGAAAAGCAGATGAAATGCATGTTTCAAAAATCGGTGACGGATGATTTATCATATCATCCCCAGAGTTCATTACACGATTATATCTTGCAATCGTACCCGTACCAACGCCAGCCATTTTTGCAAGTTCTTTGTCGGTATGAATATTATTTAGCTTTTCTCCGTTTGGAGAAGAGCTAAATTTCCCATTACCAAATTCTTTTCCTGCAGCTGATTGTTTTTCTTTTGCCTGTTCCTTGATTTTCTTTTCGAATTTTTTTACAACAGCCACTCTTTGCACAGCGTCAAGGTTTCTACGACCAGCCCCAGTGTTTTGCTAGTCGAATCTCACGGTCGAAAATTCGACTCAAAGATTGCATTGAACATGTACCCCCCGGTACGGGTTGGAATACTTTCCTGCATACCCAATCGTCAGAACGTCGATTGGCACATTCCTATTTTAGGAATCTCAGCTACCGTTTTGGTACTAATCCATAGGTCAGAACGTCCAATGGGGTAATCAACATCTTTATGTATAAGCTGACGCACCATTTCAATGCATACCCGTCTATGAAGTAACAAACCGAAACCCCGTTAATTCGCCGCATAGGTTAGCCCCAGTGAAGGGTACAGTCGAAGGACTCACAAGTGGAAATCCACTTACCAAATATCACTTCTCCACCAGCTCAGATAATTTCATGTTTTGGATGCCGGTAAACTCAATTCCTGTCTCATACCAGAAAAATTCGTATGCAATGCTACCATCGTAAAGCTCGTCATGATATTCGTCCATAACATCGTCAAACTCTTCTTCTGTAAGCTCTTTTCCAAACAGCTCTTCCAGATATTTTCTGGTTACTTTTCTCAAGATTTCACCTTCAATATCTTGTGTAATGTAGCACAACTTATCTCCATAGCATTCATAATAAAATCCACGATGACTCTCATATGTTGCTTCTTTTTCTCATGTGTACTCATTTTCTAGAAAATCGGCAATCGTCTGGTCCAGAGAAACCAGCCCGTCTACATAAAGCTCTCCGGAATCATCATACGGGCAGTAGCCACGCGTCCATTCATAATGCTTGGGAACAGGTGTAATATATCCTCTGATTTCTTCCAGTAGTTGCTCCTTGATAGAATCCTTTTCCAGCTCAAACTGTTCGTTTATCTTCTTTGCAATTTCTTCTGTGTGGTCTTTGATGATTTCAATATTCATGATTCTTCTCCTCTTCATTTGTTATCTGATTTTTGTCTGGGAAGTGATTGACACTTCACTATAATTATTAGTGAGATGCCAATTGCTTCCCAACCTATGTTATTTTCTTCTGCTACGTCTTCTTGCAGATTCCCATGCTCTGCCAGCATTCTTTGCAATATCTTCTGTCTCCCATAACCATTTGATGGATTTTTTGAATGGCTCGCTCTTCTTAGTCTTAACCAGTGCTGTCTCTTCATCAATAATCTCAAGCAAAGTTACCATGATGATTCCTGTGTAACTGTTTGTGTAGTATTTCTTTCCGATTTCTAATTCTGATGCTTTCATTAGTATTCTTCTCCTCTTCTGATTTCTTATTTTTACAAAAACACTTTTATATCAAGCAGATACAATTGCGTTAGGGGTTCGGGGGCGAACGCAAGGACGCACAGTTAGACACCAAAGTCGAACTTAGCAGATGGTGCGATTTTCCCCAGAAAATCGTGACAGATGCTTAGGGAGACTAGGTGGATAAGTGGGTGGTAGCGCCCCCGCATAGGTATTGCTGTTTACAATTTAATTTCTTGGCTTGCTCTACTCTACTACCCTGCCGGGGGCAACGCGCAAATTACCCCGCCGCAGCGTGCTAATTTACACGTTTTAGCCTGCGGCTGCATATACATTAGAAGGCTCTTTGATCTTGAAAAAATGACACCTTAACTTTTGTAATAGGATTAACTTACTATAAAAAAGTCAAAGTGTCATTTTTTTTATAATCACACTTTAACGTTCAAAATCATAAAGGGTATTTGTCTCTTCATTGCTTGCCAAAAATTCTTCTGGTGAAAACTTCATGTCTTTATGTCCTATTTTAATCAGTTCATCCATTAGGAGTGTCTGCGCTTCTACATATGTACTCGGCGGATTAAACGGTCTTTCTGGTTCAGAAAATTCATTTTCTACTCCTTCAATTAAATTTCGCAATACCATGTCATCATAAAATTTCAACTGATTTTTGTATAGTTCCTGATCTCTTATCCAGCGTTCATACTGCTTTTTCATACTGTTTTCCACTGCTGTCATGACTCTTTGATTCAGGAGCTCTTTTTGCAGGTTTACTTTTAATTCGTCATATACTTGTTTTACACCAGAAATATAAATGATCTTGATTTGCTTAAAACAATGATCCCATCCATATTTTTCAAACAGAATTTCATTGACTTTTTCATAAAATTCTTTTTCCTGGAATCGCAGAAATACCTGAACCATCTTTTCATATTTATATACAACATTCAGCACATAATGTTCGACATCAAGAATCTTTTTCTTTTGAGCATCCGTAGCAACAAAATAAACTGATTTTCCGTATTCATTTTTTGCTACAATCATTGTTTGTGTCTCATATTCAATTACTCTTCTACTTTGCAAACTATTCAACGCCGAAAATAGAATTTGTGTTAATCTGCTATTGCATCTCTGGTAAAAGTGTCGAATTTCCCAAGGATTGACACTTTCATCTAAATCTTCTAATTGTTCTTCCGGCATGGTTCCATATTTTCTGTTTACAATTCCAAGCATCTTCCACCAGTTTCGTTTGGTTAATGTGCTTGCATGACCATCTTGTTTTGAAAGATATTCCAACAGTACCACTTCAACACACTGCACATAGATCGAATTGTTTCCAAGCTTACGTCTATCATCTTTTGGCAATGGAGTATCGTATACATCTGTGATGATAAATTTCTGACCAGTTTTTTCCCAGTCAAAATAACGTTTGAAGTCTTTAAGCTGTAATGTTCGAGATTTACCAGCTTTTACTGGCTGCTGTAACATTTCACAGAGAACTTTATAATTCTTTACTGTCATTCCGATTACCAGCGCCGATGTATCAATTACAAGTTCTTTGCAATCACTTGTTGTGTCTGCCACAGCCGGCGGATCGGATTTTTGCATGGCATTAAATACACTCGTCCACACTTCTGTAAATTCGGATATACTTTCAAAATAGCTTTGAATATCCAATGTTTCTGCAAGGCTCTCTGCGATGATGTTATCCACAACATGATACATATTCAAGAGTAACTGCCGGAACGATTCATCCATTTTGGACTCTATACCGTTACAGCTGTTCACGACATATCTCTTAATTCCGTCAATAACCAATCCCGTTGTTGAAAGCGATTCTTCCACATCTGGCAAAGGTTCCTTTACGATTTCTTCATCTGGTACTGCGGAATGATACGGCACTTTCTCCATATTACACGCATATCTTTCCAGCGTTTTCAGTGTTTGATATTTGTAATTCCAATTGATGTGTTCTGTATATCCCATGTATTCTTCTCCTCTCGTTGTGCTTTACATCTTGTGTGCCCAAAAGTATAATTTCATACCGTAGCAATAAGTTGACAGATTATCCATAAGCTCCCAGATATTCGGGCAAATATCCTCAGAGTTTATATTTGATCCACTAAGAAGCGTATCATCCGGAAGATATTTAAAAGTTCCTTCCATCTTTATCTTCTCCACTGGGAATGCTGAATATTTATCTTCGTAGTTCTCCAAAAACTCTGCTACACTCACACCTGATTTCTGGAATTGGTTATTAATTTTTCCGAAATATGCTGGCGTAACATAAATGCCTGTCTGGTTGATAAACTCGTGACGGCTTACGAAACCAAAACCTTCTTCTGAATAGTCCGTTTCGTCAATCTTGCACGAAATAGTGTCTGGATGGATAAGTGGTTCTGCGTATTTATTCATGATTTGTTTCCTCCTGTGTTTGTATTGGGAGCAGTCGGCAATGACCACTCCCTATTTCTATTGTTCTCTGCTGTGCTTATGAAAAAGTTGTTTTTGACAAGCAGTTTTTTACCTGCTCCATTGTAGTGTCATCGGATAAGCAGAGTGTGGCAGTGATGCAATTGTTGCAGTATAGCGACATAAAACCCACTCTGATCTGTAAATGTTCGCTGTCTTTGATTTCGTATTTGAAATCCAGTGATTCAGAGAACACACCTGCTGAAATGTAATTTGCAAGATCTTTGGAAAACTGTTCTGCTGTAAAGGATCTAATCTTGCCCGTTTCCTTGTCTTCTGCTTGCACATCAACTACTGATACCAGATGATCGTTGATGACCTGCTGCAGGTTCTTTGCTGTGGTACGTATGTAGTTGCTCATATGTGTCACCTTCCCCTTATGAAAAATATTCGTTCAGCTCTTCTAAGTTCATACCCTGTTCGCTTGTCTGGAGGATACCGCCCTCGTCAACGACCACCCATTTCTGAATACCATATGCATCCCTAAACCATTCCAGATGCATGTGATCTTTCTGCGCTTTTCCTCTCATCATCTTAACAGTCAGCACGGGAACTACTTCGACGGCGTAGGTACCTTTTTCGTTGACTTCTGCGGAGTATTCCACGATATCGCCAGGCTCCAGATAGCGAAATCCTTCCATGATGATGTTACTATAATGCATGAACACATCTGCTCCCTCGTCTGTCTGAATGAATCCATATCCTTTTTTGCTATCAAACCATTTTACTGTTCCTGTTGTTTTCATTGTTGTTGTCTCCTTTGTTTTTATTTGTGTGAGGGAGCAGTTTGGAAACCACCCCCCTATATTTACTTGTTCTCTCATTGCACGGAAGAGTTACACTTTTTTAATATCCGTACTCTTCTGCCTGTTTTTTCTCATATATATACAGATCATATCCGCCATAAGCGATAGCACTTAACTTTTCGTCTTTTGGCAGTTTGTCCAGATCATATTCCTCACTGATACGTTTGAGTTCAGCTTCATCATGCTCCTCATCTGCTTTCAAAAAATTATATACTTCCTGAATATCTTCGTCTGACCAATAAATCCAGGAAAGGCATGGAATTTTAAGGTCAAACTCATCCCAAATTCTTACTGCAACATATCCTCTTGGGTCATCTTCTGTTTTATAGCGTGTCTTACGAACATTTACCGCTGACAATCCTTTTTCGCTGGTCTGTGGATCGAATTTAACCATATCTCCAATCTTAATTTTTCCGCTTTTTACATCGGATACATGAAAGAAATACTCTGGAATCAGTTTTTCTTTCTCATCCACTTCACGGCTACCATAGCCATAAATAAATCCATAACCTTTCTTCTTGTTAAAAAATTTTACTGTACCTTTCATGATGATTTCTCCTTTTCATAATGATATTTTTCTACGCAGCAGATGACCTGCACTGATTTGATGCATCAGCTTATCTTCCTAATGCTTTCCTTACCTGCTCCATTGTAATTCCTTTTGCCACATGAAAATCGGCAGTAATCTTATTGCAATACGGACTAAGATACCCGATCTGTAATTGTAAGAAGTTGGGAGCAGTAAGCTGATACTTGATATCTAATGATTCTGAGAAGATACCTGCATCCAGATACATCTCCAGATCTTTTATAAACTGATCCGGCGGAATTGCTGTGATTTCTTCTGTCTCTTTAGATTCAGTCTGCACTGCGACTATTCTGGTAATCATACCGTCTTTGGTTGCCTGATAGAACTGTCCGGCTGTTGTATTTCTGAGATGGCTCATTGGTGCGTTTCCTCCTGTCTTATTTCATGAGTCCGATGGATACAACATTCCTGTGTCCATCTACATTGTTATTTTCTGGAAACATATACAGGTTGATTACTTTTGATGATTCCAGCTCAAACCAATCTTCGCAATCTTCCGCTTCCTCGATGGATTCGATTTTTTTGACATCAATGAACATGTTGCTGTTACCCTCATCGTAAAATGCAAGAATGCTTCCATCATGCAACATTCTATAGTGCGTGAAATATAAATCTCCAACCTCAACATCCGTATTACGCTGTGCCTTCTCGTCAAGATTTCCACTGTTCAAATGAATCTGAAAACCTATTCCAGTCTTGTTCTGTTCTTTTAATGCGCTTAATAATTCTACAAATTCCATATTCGTACTCTCCTTCATTCTACATATTTCTTAACATATCAAGTATGATGCTTCTCCGGCCGCTCTTCGTTTTTGCTACTGGTTTTTCTGGAACAATTGCTTCTTCCAGATCGTCCAATAACGATAAGGATTTCCGGCGGCTCAGTCTTTCGTTCTGCTCCGATCCATTTATAAGATAGGTCGGATAATTTTTCTGTTGGAACTGATAAGCTACCGTTTCTCCTGCCAGTCCCAAACCTACGATTGCTATTTTATTTTTCAACATCTTCTTCAAGTCCTCCAATTTTTAAGATTTCTAATCCTGCTTCTGTAACAAAGAAAGTGTCCGCGTTGCCGCTTTTGCATCCCTTCTCGAGATAGCCGAGATTTACCAGTTTCATTAATCTTTTGTATACACTAGCTCTTTCACCGCTCAGAATTTCTCTAATCTCTGAGATTGTCATGCTTTGGAAGAATCCCGTGCATTTCTTGTTCTGAAGCGTCTTGAGATAAAAATAGTCCAGTCTGTTTAATTCCATGTCCTTTCCACCTCCTTGACTGGTTGCTTGTTATGTGCTTTATGTGTTCTATCTGTTCTAGCAAAAGTAAAATAAATGGGCTGAAAAAGCCCTACCCAGATCGAGTTTTACTATATGTGATTGTCAAGGTTCAAAAAATGGTGCAAGAAATAGACCTGTGCCGTGCTTAGAGATAAACAGACACCTGTTGTGTTGCTCTGGGTATTGCTTTTTTTAATTTTTTGTTGGAATTTGATGCGGCAGACTTGCCACGAAAGAATTTTGATGATATACTTGTCTTTGTTGGAAGACGGATTCTTTCGGGAATCTGTTACATATGAAATGGTACGCCAATACCATTCAAGATAGGTTGATGCTCGCCAAAGCATTGACCTTCTTTTTTTATTCCAATAATAATTCTACAAACACTTGTTCGATTTGTCAAGTATTATTCGAACATTGTTCGTATTTTCTTTTCACCTCACGGAGTCGGCTTACTGAGTGTTGATTAATGATTAGTGTGTTCCCCGTTTGGTTTATGATGTTATCATATCACTGGTTTCTGCGTTTGTCAACAAAAAATGAAAATTTATTTTTTCGTTCACATTTTGTGAAATTTATTATTTATTTTCTTATGAGTCGACTATTATTTTTTCACAAATCAGTATAATTGACACACTCTGCTCCTTCTATTATAATGGAACCAGCAAGGAGGTACGAAATGAGCCTATTTTCTCAACGTTTTAAACAATTAAAAGAAGAATCTAACCTCACATTAAAGGGATTGGCTGAAACTTTTGAAGTTTCAGTGCCAACAATGTCTTATTATTTGAATGGACGGGAACCTAGCTTTGATTTATTGATTAATATTGCGGAACATTTTGGTGTAACTACAGATTGGCTTTTAGGTGTATCTGATGCAAGAGATCCCGATCAAGAGTTGATTTTTAAAGATGTTACTTCAAAATTAAAAGATAAAAAGACAACTGAGCAAAACCGCATTCGAAATATACTGTTAAAAGAGCAGCTGGAAAATGCAGAAGATCAGCGTTATTTCAGCGAAGACCAGCCTTATGATGAAGAAAAAGAAAAATTTGTAAATATTTCCGAAGATAGTTCTGTCTTAAAAGGCGATGCCAAAAAAATGTATATTGATATCCAGAAACAACTTTATGATTCAATGGATGAAATATACTACTTTTTAGCTGGCTTTACATCGACTTCTTTAGACAAACATAAAGACGAAATTTATGCAGCTATAAAACTAGTTGTAAAAAATTTCTATCAATTCTTTTATTATGCTGAAACCTTTTTTGCTTCAGAATATGATTTTCCTTTAACATTTGATGGCGCAGTAAATTATTTAAAACGTGGGGAATTAAATGCCGAACTGGAAAAACAGTTGTTACGTCATTTAACATATTTATTTGCATATGATTTGCTGGTAGATATTGATCCTAACTTTGAAATCATTTCAAAAGATGATACTTGGAATGAATCTGAGAAAAAACTTTACGAAGAGCTATTGAATTTCAATTATTCAAATTTGAATACGGAGTATTCCCTGTCACATCTCGAAGACATTAGTAATCAATTAAACGATGACTTGCTCTCGCGCCTTAAAAAGATGTATGGCAGTTCTATGACTGACGCAGAAATTATTGACATGGCATCCTTGTATTAACAAATCTCCCTCCGGTGCAATCCCCCGGAGGGCTTTCTTTTTTTTCACTGCTCCGCTTCTGCTACCGATCACTCCCCCGATTTTGTGGTTAGTATGGCAATTTTAGGTCATTTTCGTGGTCAGTGCTGTTTCTGTTGGCGGTAAAAGGTTTCTCCATTTGGATAACCCTTTTTAAATTGACTGTTGATTAAATTGTTCTCCATCTGGAGAAGGATTTTCTTCTCCTGCTCCATTGTCCTCCATTTGGAGAACATTGGATTTTGTAATTGACCACTTGTTTAGCTCGTCTCCATTTGGAGTAAAGCTATAGTCTTGTCCTGCATCATTTTCTATGCTTTAGACTGTACTCCGTTTGGAGAAGAGTCTACCTTTCTCCGCGCAGATCGCTTTACTCCATCTGGAGAAACCCGATTTTCTCTATAAGTATATTTATTCGGATTGTTTTTACTTTTCCTCCGTCTGGAGAAGAAGTCTACCACACAAAAAGACACCGCTGGAAAAATCTCCATTGGTGCCTTGTGTCTTTTTTGTGTTTACAGCTCTATTTCTGCAAAATCAATATACAGATCTGGATAGATACCGGCTTTCACTTTATCTTTGAAGGAGTATTCTTCTGAGTCATCGTTCTCAAAGTTCCAGACCATAGTCCTATCTTTCGCTGGGTCAACAATCCAGTATTCACGAACGCCTGCCGTACGGTACTTGAATAATTTCGTAGAGTAATCCATTCTTTTACTTGATGGCGAAACAATTTCAATTACCCAATCCGGTGCGCCATTGCACCCTTTATCGTTTAGCTTACTCGGATCGCAAATAACCGAAATATCCGGCTCCACATAGGTCAGATCGTCCTTATTAAGGAATACAGCAAAAGGCGCTGCAACCACTTCACATTTTCCATTGTGTTCTGTGATATAGTTGTCGATTTTAGTTGACAGCTTCACGGAAATTTTTTGATGTACAAAACTAGGCGGTGCCATGTAATAGATCTGTCCGTCAATAAGTTCGGCGCGCTCTCCATCTGGCAGCGCATAGATGTCTTCTATTGTGTATGTTTCTGTTTTTGGTAATGGCATGGTGTGGATCTCCTTTCTTGGGAAGGTGGGTTATTCAAATCTTGATTCATATGACAAATCTGGATCTAATTCTATTTCCCAATCCATAATTTCTTGTGGTTGGCATTGCAGAAGTTGGCACAAATCTTCTATTGTTTTTGTACTAACATCATACATAAATTCTTTACCATTATGTTTCGGATCATCCTTATATGCTTGTAGTTTTGCTTTCACTTCTTCCGGTGATCCAGAACACATTTTTAATTTTGTCAATGTACTCTGTGGAATAAGTCCTTTTTGCCGAATCACATAAGAACTGATCCCCTTTTCCTCTAGCTTTTTTAACAGTTTTGTATAATTTATCATTATCATATCTCCCACATATAATATACTATTCTATGTATATTATAACACTCCTTTCCATACTCTTCAAATACTATTCAGCACCGACAGATTTTTTCTCGTCCATCGGTGCCGTTCGCTTTTACCTTATCCCTTGCAGCAGCTTTTTTGCAATCTTCCAGCGCAGTTCTTTTCCGTGCCGTTTCTCTGTCTGATATGTAAAAATGTCCGCAATTTTCTGTTCAAACTGTTCCGGCAAAATATTACTCTTGAACTGATTACAAGCCCAGCAGGTGCATTGCATATTAGACATTTCATCTGCGCCACCCATACTCAGCGGAATTACATGGTCTATGGTCATTTTATTTATTTTGATTTCCTTACCGCACAAAACACACTTTCCATTTGCGCGGTTGTAGATTTCTAAACGCTGTTCATATGATAGCATCATTCTGGCTCTGTTCTCGTATTCCGGCTTCTTTCTGCATTCGTCATAAACGTAATACCCATATAGTTTATTTTTAAACCGTTTCATAACACCGATCGCAGGATATGCTTTTGGGAATCTCGTTGCTTCTTCTTTGCTTTCCGTAAAGTCGATAGAAAAGTTTGAATCACTTTAACAAAAATCACAAAGTAATTTTTGACTATCTTTTCAAAAGTTCTTATATGCCGGTATAGCCTATTGTTACAGGCTTTTCCGGCATTTTTCGTTATGGAAGATATTCTCAAATCTTCTTATATCCCCGTATGTTTTGATGTTCAAAAGTAGTATGTGGAGTAGTAAATTCT